TGCTGATGGTGGTTTTGGTCCTGCTACTATGGGTGCCGTAAACAAGTTTCAAGATACTAAAAAGTTAATAGAAGACTATTCTAATGAAAGATTAGAGTTTTTAATGTCTTTACCAACATTTGATACCTTTGGTAGAGGTTGGTCTAGGCGAGTTAAAGAAGTAAAAGACGAAGCATTAAGGATGAGTTAATGCCACTACAAAAATTACAATTTAAACCTGGGGTCAACCGAGACCAAACCAACTACACCAATGAGGGTGGTTGGTTTCAGTGTGACAAGATCCGTTTTCGTTCTGGGTACCCTCAGAAATTAGGAGGCTGGCTTCGCTACGGGCTTTTTACTGTCAAAGGCATCTGCCGCCAAGTCTTTAACTGGATTACTACGGCATCAGATAACTATCTTGCTATCGGCACCAACCTAAAGGTTTATATTGAAGCAGGCGGTGCGCTATATGATATAACTCCTTTACGGGCTACATACACAAGCGCCACCACTCCTAGCTCTAGCAACTGCTTTGACACAACTAACGGTTCTAAAACTGTTAATGTCAACATTGTTAATCATGGCGCTACCGATGGTAGCTTTGTCACATTTAGCGGAGTTGTTGGTCCCATAGGTGGTATTCCACAGGCCGAGTTTAACGCCGAGTTTATTATTACTTATGTAGACTCTGACAACTTTACCATTATGGTAGACACTGCCGCAACGTCTACAGTTACAAATGCTGGTGGTACAGGTATATCGGCAGCCTTCCAAATCAACGTAGGTATAGCGATTGGCTCTATTGGTTATGGTTGGGGTGCTGGCTCATGGAGTCGACTAGCTTGGGGTTCGGGCGCTACTACCCCTACTGTTAATCCACAAAGAGATTGGTTCTTTGGTAATTTTGACAACGACCTTGCGATGAACATTCGCAACGGGGCAATTTATTATTGGCAATATTCTGGTGGTGTTACTGCCCGTGCTACTTTATTGTCCGCCACAACTATTGATGGTGTAGCACCAGCGGATGTTCCTGCGGAAGCTACTCAGATTCTTGTGTCTCAAAATGACAAGCACTTGTTGGCGTTTGGAGCTACCCCATACGGCGGCGGTGCGTTTGATCCACTATTAATTCGTTGGGCAACCCAAGACCAGCCTAACGTCTGGACTCCATTGGTCACTAATTCAGCAGGGTTCTTAAGAGTATCCCGTGGCTCTCAGATTGTCTGCGCTATTGCAACGCGTCAAGAGATTCTAGTATTTACTGAAGGAACGCTAAGTTCGCTACAGTATTTGGGAACTGCCGATGTCTTTGGTATTCAAGAACTTGCGGATAATATCTCAATCCTTAGCCCACGCTGCGTTGCCACAGTTAATAATACGGCGTACTGGATGGGTCACGATAAGTTCTACGCATACTCTGGACGAGTAGAAACCCTACCAACCACCCTTAGAAATCATGTATTTCAGAACCTGAACTACGACCAAGCCGATCAAATTGTTTGTGGTACTAATGAAGGCTGGAATGAGGTTTGGTGGTTCTACCCAACGGCAGATAGTCAGACTAATAATGCCTACGTAGTCTATAACCACTTAGAAAGAATTTGGTATTACGGCACTATGTACCGCACTGCTTGGAGTGACTCTTCTCTTAGGGAATACCCACAGGCATTTAACACCACTTACTTTACTGGTTCTATATCAGGGACTACATTAACTGTTACTAGTATTGATTCCGGAAAACTAGAGGTTGGCAGTATTGTGACTGGGGACAACGTGCTTACTGGAACCGTTATTACCGCTTTAGGTACTGGAACCGGCTATACGGGCACATATATAGTTAATAAAACTCAGTTCCCACTAGAGACTCAGATGACCGCAAACGGTATTGCTTACGACCATGAAAAAGGTACAAACGACGATGCACTACCAATGGTTGCTAATATTGCCTCTTCAGACTTTGATTTAATAGATGGCGATCAGTTCATCCTAACTAAGCGGATTATTCCAGACGTAAGTTTCCAAGGATCTACGGCAAATACCCCAACAGCTACGATGTATATTAAACCCCGCAATTTCCCAGGAAACGCTTATACCAATACAGAATCGCAGAACGTTATTGAGACTTCTGTAGATGTATATACAGAACAGATCTTTATGCGGGCTAGAGCTAGACAAATGGCAATCGAGATTGCATCTACAGACTTAGATGTTCAGTGGCAGTTAGGTAGTCCTCGTTTAGACGGTAGACCAGATGGAAGACGTTAATGGATTGCTTACCATACAACATAAAGGCGCCTGCACTACCATTAGCGCCACCAGACTATGACCAACGACAACAAGATCAATTTCAGTATGCCCTGCGCCTATATTTTAATAGGCTTGATAACTATTTGGCGGAATTAAGTAACTGTATAAATATGAGCGGAACTATTACAGACCCAACCTATGTCACTTTCCCGCCTACTAACGTAGATGCCTTTAATCGTCTAGTCGTAGCGTCTCCCTATACGCTATTTGACAGCCAGAACCGCTTTGCAATTGACAATCAGTTTGACACTAGCACAGCTACTGGGGGGTCTACCACCTATTTGCCTAATGAATCAAGCGTTCAATTAAGTGTTACAACCAGCAGCGGGTCTGAGGTAGTCCGTCAGACTTACCGAACAATGCCATACCAACCAGGCAAGGGTCTTGGGCTATTGGCTACTTTTGTAATGAACCAAGGTAAGACTGGACTGCGTCAACGAGTGGGGTATTTTAATACCCAAAACGGGGTGTTTTTCCAGCAAAATGACACTACCCTAGCATTTGTTTTGAGGACTTATACCAGCGGTGCGCCTGTAGATACGGTGATTACTCAAGCCAACTGGAACGGGGATAAGTTAGATGGAACTGGACCAAGCGGTCGCACTATTGACGTTACTAAAACCCAGATTTTGGCTATCGACTTTGAATGGCTAGGGGTAGGAGATGTACGGTGCGGGTTCTTTGAAGACGGTCAATTTGTCATATGTCATACTTTTCATAACGACAATATACAGACTACGGTCTACATGACCACGGCTATCCTGCCTGTGCGCTATGAGATTAGCAATACGGCTGGCACTGCTTCAAGCTCTTCCATGAAACAGATCTGCTCTAGCGTGTACTCGTCTGGGGGCTATGAACAGACCTCGATTGACCATGTGGCTAGGCGCACTACTATTCTTGGCACCATTAATACGGTAGCAAACTTCCTTCCAGTGGTTTCTATTAGGTTGGCTTCAACCGCTTTAGGCGCTGTGGTAATACCGAATCGCATTCAGTTTCAGCCTACAACTAACCAAAACTATGAACTTGCATTAATTAAAAACCCAGTTTTAACGGGTGCTTCGTGGAGTGCTGTGCCTTCTGATGCCAACGTAGAATTTGATGTTTCAGCTACTGCTATAGCCACAGCAGGGACGATTGTTCAGACTGGCTATATTTCTAACTCTGGCGGCGGCGGTCAAGCAAGCACAATAGCCCCAACAGGATTTAATTGGGATACCCAGCTTGGCGCTTCTTTGGCAGGGGTCAGTGATATTTACACTTTGGGCGTCAGAACCATATCTGGAGCGACTACTGGAGATGGCGTAGGATCCATTTCTTTCTATGACTTAACGCAATAAAATGATAAACTTAAACCCAAATAACCACCAATAACTACCATGTTCGTAAAGTTAAACCGACAATTTAAGGATATGACATATTCTTCGGGGGATATGGAGGTTTCTTACGCTGGGATTATTGGGTATTTTGCAATTAAAGACTTAAATGCCAATTTATTAAAAGTCATACCAGAAGGCTACAGAGACGCCTTTTCTGTGTCTGAAATGAAGATTGTGGACTCTGTCCCCCCTCATACAGATAGCGATGTAAAGGCCGTTGTTAACTTTTACATTCAGCCAAACAACTATAAAACGGTGTTTTTTGGTGGTAATTCTCCCACCTATCAAGTTCCTAATCAGACCAATGGTCGGGTTTTTTATAGAGAAAATCTAGTGGAATTAGACTCTTTTGTGGCTAAGGACGGAGAGGCATTCTGTCTAGATGTAACCACACCCCATGCTTTAGATTCTTTAGATGACCTACCCAAAGAGCGAATTGCATTGTGTCTTAGTACTCATGACTACGATTTTGAGCAGGTTTGCAATATGCTTTGTGATACTGGCTATATCCAATGAACATGGCTAACAAAGAACTATCTCCAACTGAGATTATTA